TCAGTTGGCATCGAATACGATACCAGTTTAGCAGTTGTAAGCATATAGTTTTCCTTATTCTTCATACCAATCTTCACCTTCCTGTTAAATGTCAATGAGCAGTTTTGATTCATACTCAGGAAATGTTATTTAGTGAGGACGCTTGTTACGGGGCCTCATCACTGGGCGATTTGCCGTTTCCGACAATCTTTTGGTTATTTCGGCATCACGCTTTTGCAGTTCTGCACACTCAAACCTTAGTGCTTTTACAAGAGACTTCTCTTCTTTGAGTTTTGCTCTGTAAAAATCTCTTTCCCTTACTAGTTCTTCCTGTGTCATCAGAAAGTCTCCTTAGTCAGTTTAAGAAGTTTCGTTTTACATTTCTCTTTATCGTAATCAAGAAATGCACCATACTTGACGATTAAACGTCTACTATCAGGCCATACTAAATCATCTTCTAATTCCTTATCCCATTTTCTGACATAATTCAGTAACCCCTGTAGGATTACCATCGTTTCAACTGATATCCTCTTAGCGAGGAAGTTCTTTAATAATACTGGATGTTGGCCGTTTTGGCAAGAGAAAATTGAATTAAAATCGTCTACAATTGAAAATAAAAGTGACATATCTGTAAGAAAGTTATATGTCAATGATTGTTTGTTCTTAGACCAATCCAGATAGTTTTCTTCTTTGAAATCTCCTAACCACCCCTTTGGTGATTTAACAAAATTTGAGACATAATACTCTAAGGTTTTATCATCATACTTTTTTGCAACTCTGGCGAAAAAGTATCTATCCTTTCTTTTGAGGAAAGATGCCTTAGTGGCTGAGGTTTTACCCCCATACCTAGTGTAATCATAATCTGTTGTGAAATGCAATTTTAGACCAAGATACATCTGATAGGCTTCCCATGCTTCCATAACAACTCCTTAGATTGGTAGTGTTGCGACTCTTGGAAGGAAGTTTAGTTCTCTTGCATCTGCCTCTATTTTTTCCTTGAGGGGTTTTGAGATAAGTGGAGCAACTGTGTCTGGCTCCATTGAATGTCTTTCACAATAGTCTAAAATAGCATCCATATATGTAGTTTGTCCAAGTCCTTCTTTTACAATCTCTTCAATCTTGATTGCAAACTTCTTTGGTGTCATTACTGCTAATTCTTCTAAGTTCATAATATCTCCATGTTATTCGATAAAGTGATGGGGGGAAGCGAAAGGAATACTCTTCCCCCCATCTTATTGAGCAGAGCCAGTGTATAAGTGCTGGGTGCAACGGGCGAATCGCTCGTTTCGTTTTACAGACTAACCGTGGGTCTGTGTGGATGTATTAAGGCATCACCCTATCCATGTAATCTTTTGTGCAAGTGCGACTACTACCACATATGCACCGTAACCAAATAGTGACCATATAGTTGCAAATAGAACCATTTCAATACTGTCAGTCTCATGCCACCACTGTTTGAACTTATTCATGTTCACCACCAGCGCCTCTACCATAACCACCAAAATACTGTGGTGCTCGTTTTGCAGTTTCAAAAGTTCCAACTGTGATAACTATTGCGGCGAGTATTAGTGCATGAGCAATCGCACTGATACCCATAACCCAAAAACTACCAATCCACATACTAAACACAATGCACCACATCCATGCAAGCACTTGTAGTACCATGTGTCTTGTACTTAAATCTGGAATGTGTTTCAATGGATTCCTATCCATATTCATTACACCATTCCAACTATCTACAATAAAACTTCTCACTGGATAAACTCCTTTTTCAAATGTTACCTTTAGAGGGTAGTGTGCATCAACAACATCTTTGAAATCAATAGCGTCATATACATCAGTAAAATACTGAACTACCTTCTGTTCCTTAAAATATCCTGTTACTCTGTACATTGCTCTTTACCAGAACATTCTGCCGGGAAGCAATGGCCCTTCATAAAGTAATGTTCGTTCTCGTAATCAGATTTCCACATACCATCATCCATAAGTCTTTCGCACTGTGTTTCTGAGAACGGCTGTTGCATTGCAATCTGTCCTATATAATTCTCTGTACCAGAACCATCGATTCCCCACATTGTAATTACAAATATAAATTCTTTCATCATCCTGCTTTCATAATTAAGTGGTAGGTTATTCTGTTACTAGGAAACCTACCGAAACCCTATCCGATTATGCTGCTAGAGCAAAATCTTGAGGTGCAAAGTTATCGTTTGCGTTTAGTTTTTTTGGATTATTAGGCATCCATCCCACAGCTCTACTCTTTCCTATTACCATCAGTCGATCCTAGTTCGCCCCCATCATAATTACTTGATTTACCAACACCAGATAGATATCTTACTGGTGTCTTTTCTTGTATCTTAAACAGTTTTATAAAAAACTCTGTTAGTCTATCAAACATATTGTCCTCAAGTAATTATGGTGGAGGCGTTGGGTACTGCCCCCAAGTCCTGTCTAGCTTTCAGATTGTATCAACAAACTGTACTATATTTATACCATAGTGGTGTTTACAAGTCAATAGATTTAAGTAAGTTAGTTTCAATACCTTGTTTTGCCTTATCAAAAATATTACTGTTTACCTCTAATCCTTTACCAACAGAAATAAAACAAGTATATTTATTTGATGGTATAAATTCTAAGATAGTAATAGTTCCTGTGTCTACATTACCAATTATTTCAATAGCAGTTTTACTATCACTTATGTATCTCATAAAACCAACTTCACCATGTGATTCTAGAAAGTTTTGCTTTACTTCATCATATGAATCAGTAGTACAAGTTACTGGTTTGTCTGAACGAAACACTTGAGGTGGTGTTTCTGGTTCTGGTGTATTATAGTCCTCTGGCGCAGCCAAAGCACTCCCACTAAACAGGAGCGCCGATAACGTCAGGGCCTTCGTCCAACTCTTCATTTTCTTTTTCCCATTGTTCAGTGAACATATCAATGGTTTCAATAAGAGGTTGCAGATATTCGTGCTTCTCTTTAACAAACTCTTGAACTAGTCCATCTTCTGTTACAACAAGAATTACAATCTGATTGATTTCAATTCCTGTTCGTTCTTCAAACATTTCTGCATAGGCTGATGCCTGCATATAATATTCAAAATTGTAGTCATCTTTTCTTTCAGAACGTGAAGTCTTAAAGTCAATAATTGAGGGAACACCGTTCCATTCAGCGATACAATCCACTCGCCCAGCAAGTCGATATTTCTCACTCCATAGTCCACATTCTTGTGCGAAAATATTATTTATACTTTTTGTCAGAGTGGGTTTTAGTTGAGAGAACAAACACCAAGGCAAGAACTTCTGTTCTTCTTGAATAACCTCTTTGTTGTTAAGGAAATCTTCACACATATGGTGAACAGCAGTTCCACGGCCTGCGGCAGTTCGCATGATGTGATTGGCAACATCGTTACCCACTCTTTCACGCCACTTTGCAAGTCCTTGTTGTTTCTCTTTACGAACACCCAATACGGTTGTAATAGAGGGATAGAACCCTGTAGGCGTATCATAGAAACGCTTACGCTTGATAGTTTTAGTTGATACCTCTGGGATATCTACTGGTACATGATTAAACATAATATAGTCCTTAGTTATTAAACTTTTGATTTACCACCACGGCGCCACTGGTCAGTGGCTGGAACACGAATCATTCTCTTGTTCGTTTCGTTCTTGTTTGGATTAGGAATAGTCAACATGACATTCTTGCCCCTTAGAAATGCAGAGAGTTGATTTGTAATCCTCTCACTGCTCTGCATATAGTCTCTGCGAGTTGCTTTGACAATATCTCGTGCAACACATCTACGTTCACCTTTAGAAGTTTGTGTGCTTCTTGACTTCTTCTTACCCATTATTCATCACCTTCTGTTTTAATCTTACTGATAAGGTATTCTTTAACCATACCAGAACGAACAATATCACCAAGTGTAAATTCGATATTTGCAAAAGAGTCCATACCTCTTAGAATTTTCATAAAGTGTTGCATTCCAGCCTTGTCACTATGCTTCATCAAATCAGATTGAAAGAAATCACCACAGAACATAATTTTTGAATCCATACCCACACGAGTAATGATTGTATCCAGTTCATGGAACGTCAAGTTCTGTGCCTCATCAACAATGATGATTGCGTTATCTAATGTTATACCACGCAAGAAGGAAGTTGTCAAGAACATTAACGAACCTTGATTCTTTAGTCTGTCATACAACATACTGAAGGCCTGTTCATTCGGTTGTTCAAACATGAACTTTACCATATTCTGGTAAGGAACTTGGAACAACGC